TGTTGAGGGTAACATAGCACACGTTAATATCCTAGTAGATGGGGAGTTAAATGTACAGCGTTGAGTTTGAGCATGACATTGCTATCGTTACTAGTATGGACGAGCATGACGAGTATGAGGATTTGGAGGTGGTGCTTGCTGATGAGGGTAGTGTGTACCTCAGGCAGTATGACGAATCATACAAGAGCTATCAGCTCATCGTAATATCGTATCAACAATTACTAGACTTAATTACCTCACTAGATCAGACAGAAGGTATGTGGAGACTAGAACCTATAAAGGACAGACGATGACAGAGTATCTATATGGGGTAGCTACTATGTATGCATTGGGTGCTATACTAATGCTTAACGTAACAGACCCAGTTGACCCCGGCAAACCTAATGCACACGTATGGTTCTCACTAGGGTGGCCTGTGATAGCAATCATATCTATATACGAGTTGCTTCGTTATGGACCAAGAGAGGACTAATAGTATGACAGAGACAGCATTACTACGTAACCTAATGGACAAAGAGTTCTATGATAATCACAAGGGTATGCGTTGCCCTGATGCGTTGTTCACCAAGGACATGCGTAAGATTAAGCAGGCTCTGGATCAGGCTATGGTGCTATATGATAAGAGCATCACGCCCTCTGAACTAGAGGCGCTGTTCTTCACAGCTAACCGCACAATGACTACAGCTAACAAGGAAGCATACGCTCACCTGTTCAAGCGCATTGAGGGTGAGTCTCCTATGCACGAGGAGATTGCTACTGAGGTACTGTCACGCCTGTTTCAGCAGCACGTTGGTGAGTTAGTTACTAACTTAGGGTTCAACTATGTTAATGGAGAGGAGAACAACCTAGAGAAGTTACGCAAGTTAGTCGAAGACTACAAGGATGACTTCACCCCTAACCTCAACATCCAGTTCGAGGACATTGAGTTAGACACTATCCTTGAGGGTATTCAAGTTGAGACCCAGTGGAAGATGAACATCCCTAGCCTACGTGAGCGTGTCGAGGGTATCAGTGGAGGTCACTTAGTTATGGTAGGAGCACGGCCTAACACAGGTAAGACTACCTTCCATGCGTCACTCATTGCTTCTCCTAATGGGTTCGCTCATCAGGGTGCTAGATGTTTGATCCTCACTAATGAGGAGAAGGCTGTGCGTGTAGCTGCACGTTACGTTCAAGCTTCCTCTGGTATGAACCTCAAGCAGATCACTGAGAACAAAGCACTGGCCTTGTCTCGTTACACTAAGGTCAAGCAGCAGATACAGCTAAAGGATAGTACAGGTAAGGACATGGCTTGGGTTGAGGCTGTAGTTAAGAGCTACAAGCCTGACATCGTAGTACTAGACATGGGTGACAAGTTCGCTAGCCGTACCTCTGACAAGTCTGATGTGTACCTAAAGGATGCAGCTATCCATGCACGTAATATCGCTAAGATCTATAACTGTGCAGTGATCTGGATGTCACAGCTTAGTGCGGATGCTGAGGGTGTAGTACAACCTAACATGTCTATGATGGAGGGCAGTAAGACAGGCAAGGCAGCAGAGGCAGACCTGATGGTACTGATCTCTAAGAACCGCCAAGTCGAGGGGGTTGATGAAGAAGAGGACTTGACACGCTACTTAACTATCGCTAAGAACAAACTAGATGGTGGGTGGCATGGACGCATTACTTGTGAACTGGATGGCGACATAGCACAGTACACAGCTTAAGGAGAGATGATGAGAACAGTATTAGACGTAGAGAACAACACTACTAAGCGAGAGGGTAAGAACTTGCTTGACCCTTGGGAGCCAGGTAACTTCTTAGTGCAAGTGGGTACTCTCAATGTAGACAAGACTGACGAAGAGCATATACTTACCTTCGATCACAAGGAGAGCAAGGACACAGGTGGTGGTGCTGCGTTTGTACTACAGGCTGTACTGGATGAGACTTCTCTTTTGATTGTACACAATGCACGGCATGACTTACCTTGGCTATGGGAGTCAGGCTTTACCTATGACGGTGAGGTGTATGACACTATGATAGGTGAGTACCTACTGCTGCGTGGTACAAAGCGTGGCATAGGATTAGGGTATTGCGCTGAGGTACGTGACCTACCGTCCCGTAAGACTGACGTACTAAAGGATTACTATAAGAAAGGATACAACACAGATGAGATACCCCTCGCTGAACTACGAGACTACCTAAAGTGTGACTTAAATGTCACACGTGAGTTGTTCCTTGCTCAAGAGGAAGACTACTCTAAGCCTGAGAGCCAGTCGATGCTGAAGGTACGAGACATAAGCATGAAGGTTGCAGTTACCCTGTGTAAGATGTACCAGCGTGGCTTCAAGGTGGATCGTACTGCACTGGATGAGGTACGTAAAGAGTTTGAGGATGAGAAGGTGCAGCTAGAGACACGCCTTAACATGCACGTGCGTAAGCTTATGGGTGACACGCCTATCAATATCAATTCACCAGAGCAGATGTCCAATGTGATCTACAGTAAGAAGCCTAAGACTAAGAAGGAATGGGTAGAGCTATTCGATCACGTCAACAACAAGGATGAGTACAAGTCTACCGTAGCAGCTAACACAGATCGTATCTTCAAGACACAAGCCTATACGTGTGAGACTTGCGAGGGTACAGGTAAGACGTATCGCATCAAGAAGGATGGCACTAAGTATGCAAGGCCTAACAAGTGTAAGGACTGTGAAGCTAGAGGGTATCGCTTGAAGCAGCTGAACCAAGTGGCAGGGCTTAGCTTCTCTGCGCCTAATAAGGATTGGGTTAGTGCTAATGGGTTCTCTACGTCTAAGGGTAACCTGGAGGTACTTATTGCTACTGCTAAGAGTAAGGGTATGTATGATGCGATAGAGTTTCTAACTGACTATCGTAGGCTCAACGCTGTTGGTAGCTACCTGTCTAACTTTGTTGAGGGTATTGACTTGTTCACTAAGCCTGACGGTATGCTACACGTTGACCTATCCCAGACTACTACATCAACAGGCCGCTTCTCTGGGCGTAACCCTAACATGCAGAACATGCCACGAGGTAACACCTTCCCAGTTAAGAAAGTGTTTGTGTCTCGTTGGGAGGGTGGCTACGTTATGGAGGCTGACTTTGCTCAGCTTGAGTTTAGAACGGCTGCGTTCCTAGCGCAGGATGAGGTAGCTATGCAAGAGATTGACGAAGGCGTAGATGTACACGCTTACACTGCTCAGGTTATCACGGATGCAGGTGAGCCTACTACCAGGCAGGAAGCAAAGGAACACACCTTCGCTCCCCTCTTTGGGGCTACAGGTTATGGTAGAAGTACAGCTGTCAAGGCTTACTACGAGCACTTCACTGAGAAGTACAAGGGCGTAGCTAAGTGGCATAAGAAACTAGGGAAGGAAGCAGTTAACCTACTAAAGATTACTAACGTAAGTGGTAGGCAGTATGCATTCCCTGACGTACACCGCAGAGAGAATGGCAGTATAAGCCACATGACTAACATCAAGAACTACCCAGTGCAGGGCTTCGCTACAGGTGATGTAGTACCCGTGGTACTGATGGAGTTGGAGGATAGGCTCAAGCCTTTGCAGTCATGCTTGGTTAATACTGTACATGACTCAGCTGTTATAGATATACACCCAAAGGAGAAGGACTATGTGATTGCTATCATACACAGTATGAACGAAGACCTAACTCGTATCATAGCTGAGGCCTATGATGTTGAGATGAATGTACCACTATTATTAGAAGCTAAGATAGGGCCGAATTGGCTTGACACAGTGGATGTATAGTGCTATAACTAGACCTCTTTAACCCGTACACAGAAAGGTTCTTGTACAATGACTAGCACAGAAGTAACACTAACAACTGACGGACGTTCTATTGCAGAGATGATGGGTCTCTCGAAAGGTAGTAGCGGTAAGCGCTCTATGCTTGCACGGTTCAGTCAGATCCACAGCCCACTCAAGGGTGACATGGAGATCAACGGCAAGGCTGTTCGAGTAGACGTTGTACCAGCTGGTGCATACAAACTCTTACAGTCGGATGATAAGGTAGCATATGCTGTCTCACCTAAGATCCGCATCTACGCACAGCGTATGCAGTGGACACGTTGGGACTCTGATGAAAACACTATGGTTAAGACGGTACTCGTTAACAATCTGACGGGTGACCTCAAGGATAACACCGGGGGCTTCAATGCTGGGCGTCCGTCTGGTTACGTTGAAGACTTCAAGTCTTTACCTAAGGCAACACAAGAGTTGATGCGCAATACTAAGCGTACTAAGGTTGTGTTCGGTACTGTAGTAATGCAGGGCGCTACTGATGAGCACGGTAATGCTATTGAGGATGCATCCATCACAGAACAAGAGATACCCTTTGTGTTGGATGTAAAGAGCCGGGGTAGTATCACGGCAGTAGATGACATTATGAAGTCTATTGATCGTAAGAACTCTCTACCCCTGCAGTACTTCCTTAACATGGGTGCAGAGATGCACAATATGCCTAATGGTAGTGAGTACGCCACGTTTGACATCACCCTGGGTGACAAGGTAGACTTAGTTGAGGCAGACAAGGACATCCTTGACGGGTTTATGGAGTGGATTAGCGGCATGAACAACTACATTAACGACACGCATAACGAGAAGAGCGGTAGCTCTGGCATGTCTGCTAATGAGGAGTCCATCATCAACGACATCATTGACGTAGAGGTAGCTGAATAATGAACCACGTTGCTGAACTAGCACTACATACATTCCTACAGAAGGCACTTGCTGGTGAGTCTACAGTAGATGAATCTGTAATCTCTAAGGTAGGTGAAGACGTAGCGGATGCTGTGCGTAAGCAGTTCAGCAGCGGCCCTCGTGATGAGTTCAAGCTTAGGATGTCCAACCTCGGGCGTCCTAAGTGCCAGCTCTGGTACGAAAAGAATGACCCAGAAGATAAGATACCTTTCCCTCCACACTTCCTGATGAACATGATCTTAGGAGACATAGTGGAGGCGGTATTCAAAGGGTTACTTCGGGCTGCTGCTGTTGAGTTTACTGACAATGAAAAGGTTGTACTCACCCTGTCTGACGGTACAGAGATCAACGGTGAGTTCGACATGATCTTGGATGATAAGGTTGATGACGTTAAGTCTGCCTCACCTTGGTCTTACATGCATAAGTTCTCGGACTTCGAGACCTTAGCTAAGGGTGATGCCTTTGGTTATGTAAGCCAGCTGGTA